CCTGGGTGGTTAACATCATCCGCGTGACTTCCGTCTGCTTGTAGTATACCATGATGGAACCATACTTCAGCGTTCTTATCTGACTCAACATGTTTTTTATATGCCGCTGGATTCTCTCTTGTACCAGTTAGTTCACCACGTTTAAATGCTAAACGTCTTTCTGAACCAGACATACCACTTACCCAAGTCACATGCTCTTTAAAGCAGGCAGCATAAAATACCATCTCTCTATGATCATCTGTTGGTCCACAAATTAACATGGCCATTGCCCAAGCTTCTGGTGTTTGACCAGATCCTGCAGCAAATTTAGGATAATCCATATCAGATCCAGTACGCATACCAGCAATAATGTTTAGATTCATAAGGCCGATAGATGTATACTCACCATAGTTATAGTCTACGTTCTCTTGTAAGAATGCAACACCATTACCACCATGTGATACCATGACAACTTTGTCGTCATCTCTCATATCGTTGTGCCAATTGTTAAAGCCAGGAATGTCTCTTGCTCCAGGCTGATGTAATAAAACTATCTTCTCTCCTAAGAAAGGTTCAAGTTGTTCAGCTATAATTTGTGCCCACTGTGATGTTCCGCCTCCAGGCTTCTGTGGAATTACAAATGTATAGTCGGCGAATGAGGTTGTTGATATAGCTATGATGAATAGCGCTAGTAGTTTTTTCATGAATACTCCAGTTTGTTATTTTTTAATGATAATCCAAATAGTACTATCATCAATAATACTAATCCTATAAAAATTGGCCTAGTCATCAGAGTTTCCCAGGTATATAGGGCACTCATCTGAATGGTTAATGTCTCAACCTTATAACTTAATATAAACGCCATTAGCATGGCTGGTCTACTATACTTATACGCCTTTCCAAAGACTCCCAGGAAAGAACATAAAAGCAAGATTGCGTAATCTTCCCACCCGCCAGTGTACTGAGCACAAGCCCATACAATGAAACCTACGAGGAAAGGAAAATAATATTTGTATGGCACATAAGATATCTTACAGATATACTTGTTTAATGTTATGCATATGATAGCAACTAATACTGTACCCCACATAAATCCATATGTAAGAGCACTAAAGAATTTCGTGTCCGCGGCGAGATCAGGTGTACCTAATTCAAATCCTAAGTACATAAACAATGCTATGAGTACTGCAGCAAAGGAAGCACCGGGAATACCAAACAATACGGTAGGGATCATACTCGTTGCCTTCTGAGCATTGTTAGATCCTTCGGGTCCTATCACTCCTCTAATGTTACCGTTACCAAATTCTTCTTTAGGGTTTGCAGCTAAGGTTGAACCATATGCCATCCAATCTGCAACACCTCCACCAATCCCTGGTAAGAATCCTACGAATGCACCTATTGCTCCACCTCTTAATGCATCCCATTTGTATTTCCATGTTGCTTTGATTCCATCCCATGTCTGGCCTGATGTATCATGTGGCTGTGCTGTTGCACTACCTTTCTTTAATCCATCTAAGATCTCTGGTATAGCAAATAGACCAGCAACCATTGGCATAATCTGAATACCATCAGCTAGATAGTCCCAACCAAATGTCCAACGATCAGCATTAGTAACAGGATCAACTCCTATCATACCGAGGAATGTTCCTATAAGAATGGCAATGATACTTCTTACCCAAAATCTATTACTAACAAATCCTACACAAGCAAGAGCTAACATGGTAAATGCCCATAGTTCAGGTACTCCAAAGATCATCATGAGATTCATATACCAAGGGAGTAAGGCAAACGTAAGTGTTCCCCATAGTAATCCATTGATTGTAGATGTAGTGATAGCTGCGGTAAGAGCATACGTTGCTTTACCTTGTTTGGCCAGTGGATGTCCATCAACCATTGTGGCGGCAGATGAATTAGCACCAGGAATTCCTAATAATACTCCAGAGTATGTGTCACCTGTGGTAGATGCTGCGACTGTTGCCATACAAAAGACAACGCCAAGATAAGGATCTGTGAAATAAGACATGAAGCTGAATAGAATAACAAGACCTGTTGTTGCTCCGGCTGCCGGTATTAATCCAATAATGAGACCATATAAGGTCCCTAATAACAAAGCTGTAATCATGATGTAGGTTAGTTTATTTTATTCCAATGTTATACTTGGGACATAATTCCCAATCGCCTTTTTCTTTATGTGATATTATTTTGATCTGGTTGAGAGGAGCTGTATCACCTATAGGTTTGACAGTCTCTAATAATCCCCAGTCAGACATGAGTGTAACGATTGTGTTACGTCTTTGAAGATCATTCTCTGTTAGATTAGATGGCTTACCATCCAATAAGAATAACTCTTTAAAATGTGTTATGAAATATCTACCTTGCTTATGCAAGATATGACATGATTGAAATAATTGTGAGTCCCGCTTAGATGCTACACCCATACGAGTTAATGTTTCTCTGATCTTTAAGAAGTCATCAGGTTCTGCAAGAGTAACCTCTAACATCATATCTGGTGTCCAACTTACTAAACTATCTTTGTGTTCCGCCATGCTGTATTCTTCCCTTTATAGTATTCAAATTTGCCTTACTTAAAAGCGGAAGAACATCACGAGCCTTTTCATTGCTATATCCATAATATATTTTAATAGCATCGATGTCCTCAGATTCACTAGACTTATTCCACTTGGAGAAACGATTTCGTTTCCTGATAGTATTTATAAGAAAATCAAACTGCAGGCGGCCATCTAGGTGGTGATACTTGTTCATCTCGTTGGCATAGATGACAGTATCGGGAAAGTAAGATAGACCACGGTTTACCATAAAGGCAGTGTAGTCTTTCTCATTCTCTAGTATGTCAAGTTTAGTATTAGATATAGAACTGATTAATGCAAATGGACTCATTTCTTTTTCCAGATCCATACAGCAAGTTGAGTATCACGACCAGTCATTTGTTCAATATGCATTTCTAGACACTCAAATTTATCAGCGAACCATTTGTGTGCACAGTCATCAGCATTTTCTAATGTCCAAGGTGCATACTCTGTTCCTTCTTCTTTGTTATCTTCTGATCTATTGATGTGAACTCTTACTGCACAGATTCCACCGGGCTTTAACCATTGGTGAAAGTAATCAAAGTAATATAGATTCTCATCGAGAGTACCAAAGTTACATGATCCTAATGCCATAACAACGTCAGCGAATTGTCTACCGAATATATGATGTGCCTCAGAGAAGCTTGCTTGAAAGTCTGCCTCTTCATAAGGAGCAATATCAAATCCAATAACATTATCGAACGTAGATTTAAACCCATTGATACCACAACCAGCATCGATAACTAATGGATTAACATTCATTTCAACAATGTAATCAATTAAAGTCTCAGCTAATATTAGACCAGATGTTGGATGTCTCTCAAATTTCTGTTGTGTGTATGGTTGGCGTGTAAAGAAGTCAATGACTTTACTTTCATTTGCCTTCATGCTGCGTATTCAGGTAGGTCAGTTTTTATATATTTGATATTAGCTAATAGGAATGATCTCCATGACTCTGCTTCAGTATCAAAGACTCTCATAACCTCTGGATTAATAGCTATTGGGGGTTTAGTGTCATCATACGCTTCATACGTTTGATCAATTATATCTGATTGAAGAGTACATAACATCTTACGTTCTGTACCATCTTTCTTTGTGAACATTACTTCAATGATCTCATTGTGTAAGAATTCGGTTAGATCTCTTCTAAGGTTTTTGCCAAAGAAATTACGTGTCTCACCACGTGGTGTTATATTTAAATATTTACTCATTGTCTGAGGCTCCTTCGTTTAAGAATTTATTCATGCTTGCAATCATTTTGCTTGCTTTGTCTAATTGAAATACAACATTGACCATAGCTAATGCCATAATAATTGATGCATAATTTGCTAACTGTTCTATCATTCGAACTCCTATTTAAATTTAATTCCAGACATGATTTCTGTCATACATGCCACTACATTTAATTCATGATCAGCCACGAAGCTATCCTTATATGAATAGTCTGCAAGTATCAGAACTAACTGAGGAATACTTGAAGGCTCAACATACTCTGACATGTTATCATAAATCATTCTAAACAACTTTGTAGATTCTACGTCAATGTTATCACTTACCCACTTACGCATCTTCTTAAAGTTTTTAGTCTTGAGGTCTTTCATCAGTCCAGCTATGCTTGTCTCAGATAGAGTAACAAGAATGCCGGTATCGATATGACCACTCATACCATATCGTTGACATTCATTTATGACACGTCTCCAATCTGGTATATATTTCATAATGAGTTCTGCAATAACTGCATCATCATGTATGATACCTTCGGAGTCAAGAATGAATTTAAGCCTAGACATAAATGCCTGTGCCATCACTACTTTACTACCTAGGTTGAATTCATATATAGAACATCTCGAATGGAGAGGTTCAATAATACGATTCTTAAAATTACATGTAAGTATAAATCTACAATTAGAAGAGAACTCTTCTATGAACCCACGCAATGCGGGTTGAGTAGATGATGGATTAAGATAGTCAGCCTCATCGAGGATAACAACTTTCTGTCCACCATGCAATGATACTGTACTTGCAAACTGTTTGATCTTACCACGGAGTGTATCAATGTTACCATCTTCGGAACCATTGATCATCATATAGTCAAGATCTAATTCATTACATAATGCTCTGGCAACTGTAGTCTTACCTACACCAGCAGAACCTGTAAACATCATATTCGGAAGCTCACCCTTTTGGACTATTTGTTCAAATGTATCTTTGAGTCCTTGAGGGAGAATGCAATCCGATATGGTTTGTGGTCTATACTTTTCTACAAATAGAAATTCTTCTTTCACATTGACCTCATAATATAATTAAGCATGGTACCATTATACCATGCTTTTGCTAAAAGTACATACTTACTCAGCTGTTTCTTCTGGTGCTGGTGGTACTGGTGGTTGGTTAGCATTTAAGAATGCTTGGAAGGCATTTCGTATTCTTCCAACATCTTGCATCTCTTCACCATTGATTGCACCACGTTTTGTAACCACATCAATAATTTGAATAGCACCTCTGATATCACCTAAGCTAATCGTAGCTTGAGCAATTACTTCATCAGGTACTCCTAAATCTACAGGGGCTTCGCTTGTCTGCATCAAGCCATCTGTTACTACTTCTTTCTTCGCCATATTATATCTCCTTATATGTCGTTGTTTTATCAAGGGCAACCCAATATTGTGTGCTGCCGGCTAGTACTGAAGCTATAAGCTTCTTATCAATACCAAACTCATACGAGTCTGAATTAATGAATTTAAAATTATTCATATCAAGTACTAAATCAAACTCTGCATCTGTATTTATACTACAGTTTGCGATGTTCATAGTGAATTGATTTGAAGTTGGATTACTCTTATCAACAATAACGCATTCAACAAATGATGCTGAGCTGCTCTTTCTAATGCTTAATGTATTAGCTTTAAGAGTAGCAGAAGCTTTGCGCAATTGATTTAACTGATCTAACGTAAGCGTAAACATAATATCACTACAAGGTAAATCAATATCCTTGGTAGGAACAGTTAGAATGTCGATGTCAGAGAAGAAGTATTTAAACTTTGTGATACCATCAGTGATAGTCACAAACTTCTGATCAGGATCAAAGTCTAGAGTAGGATCATCGAACATACTTAGACATGCTAGGAATTCACCTAAGTCATATATGCCGAATGGATATGGACTTGCAAAGGCAAGATTAGATTTAGCCATGAGAGTCTTTGATGTTGACATACTCCTAATAATTCCACCTTCTTCACCAAGAGCAATATTACTATTGATCGTTTGAAAATTACTCAATACTTCTTTTATTTCATTACTAAGCTTCATCGCTTGTCTCCTTTAAGTCATGTTCATTAATTGCTAACAGAGTATAGTGCATGATCTTCATAAGATCAGTTCTGTTTGCTCCGTCTTTCTTACCATATCTTGATGCGTATTTTAATACATTACCAAGACAAAAACCAACACCATGCCCGGAGGCAGATATTAGATCCATACTTTGT